TCCTGCAGGATATTCCGTAGCTCAAATTGTGTTGGACTTAAACGACCGACCTTTACACTGAATTTGATATCATATTTCTTGCTGTTATATTCCTCTTCGTCCACGTCCAGCTTGTTTTTATTTAATTCAATGAGCAACTTTGTGACCGTGCCTCCCACTGTGTTCCTGCGGGCATACTTTTCTCTGATATAGGAATCGCCAAACAGAGAAAGATATAGCGAAGTCAATCGCTGCTGACCATCGAGGATGGCAGTATCCGTAGTATTTACATCAATATCTGTCAATTCATAATTCACGCTGTCTGCCTGCTTCCTGTTATCAAAGGTCACAGAAGTCAGAAAGTTGCAAAAATAAGTATCCCATGTGACATTATTATCATCAACGTGCCAGAACAGGAAAGTAGCTATAGGATAATTTAGGAGAATAGAATCCCACAGTTTCTCAATCTGTTCCATGCTCCATACAAACTGTCGCTGGAATGCGGGCATCACGTATCTGCCTTCCTTTATGTGCATCATCGCCTCATAAATAGAAATGCTGCTGTCCTTCAAAAAACTCATTACGCATCCTCCCGTTTTATATATTTCAGTTCAATATCGTATCCCAGCGTTTCCAGCATCTGTACGAAAGTCTTATTTACAATATTCTCGTTTTTCTTTATGAGCCGATTCACATAGGACGGAGTGGTGCCCACGTCTTCCGCCAGCTTTGCCTGCGTGGTTCCTGCTTCTATACATTTTACCTTTACATCGACTTCAATATTGTTCTTCAGCATTAACTTCACCTCGTCTAACTATTGTGAAATAAATTGTACTAATTGTGCAATTTATTGTAACATGAATTTTACAATAATTCAATCACATAATAAAAAAGGCACTCCACCGTAGTAGAGTGCCATTCATGTATGTGTATCTGTTATGCCTGTATCTCCGTTCCGTCCCGAAAGGTAACCGTTATTTCCTTGTTCCTCCCGACCGTAAGGAACTCAACCATGCCGCCCCAAAGGCTACAGTCAAATTCCCGGATGGTGCCGTCTTGTGCTTTCAGCACCTTGATGAAGTTTTCCAGCCGTTCGCTCTGTGCTTCCTTGGCGGAGATGGTGGCCACCACATCATCGTACCGTGCTTTCACCGCATCATACCGCTGAACAAGCCCATTATATCGTTTCTGGTATTCGTCCTGATCCTGCGCAATACGAGCGTTCTCTGCCACGATGTTCTGTGTCATTTCTACAAGCACAGACATCTCGTCCTCCAACCTGCTTTTTTCTTCTCGTAGGGTATCGGTTCCACAAAGCGTCCTACGAATGATTTCCGCGTTGGCGATGATTTCCTTCTTCTCCGTCACAAGTTTATTGTATGCTGAAACGAATGCAGTTTTAACCTCATCCTCAGTGACATGAAGAGTCTGACACTTCTCACCATTGTATTTGCGGTTGCAGCGGTAGATGACTTTGCGGTAGCGGTCTGTGGAATGCCAGGTTTTCGCTCCGTACCAGCCGCCGCAGTCGGCACATCTAATTTTGTTGGAGAAGATACTCACTCCACTGTACCGAGTGCCGCCCTTGGTGCGTTTTGCAATCTCTGCCTGCACCATGTCGAACACCGCAGGACTGATGATTGCCTCGTGGTTTCCCTCCACATAGTACTGAGGAACTTCTCCTTCATTCTTTTTCATCTTTTTCTCAAGAAAATCTACCGTGAACTCCTTCTGCAAAAGTGCATCTCCTTTATACTTCTCATTTGAGAGCATCCGGCGCACCGTCTGTTGATTCCACACATCCTTGCCTGTAGGAGTCTTAATACCACGGCGCGTCAGTTCCGCGGCTATGGAGTGTGGCGTCATACCCTCAAGGAACAGGCGGAAAATCAGACGCACGATTTCTGCTTGTTCGGGATTAACTACAATTTTGCCTGTCTCATTATCCTTATCCAGACCAAGGAAGCGACTGTAAGCAAAGCTGACCTTGCCGTCCGCCATGCGCTTGCGCTGTCCCCAGGTAACATTCTCAGAAATGGAACGGCTCTCTTCCTGGGCAAGACTCGACATGATAGTGATGAGCAACTCGCCCTTGGAATCCAGCGTCCATATGTTTTCCTTCTCAAAATAAATCTCGATGCCCTCGTCTTTAAGTTTTCGCACCGTGGTAAGGCTGTCCACCGTGTTCCTTGCGAAACGGCTCACGCTCTTGGTGATGATGAGATCGATTTTCCCGGCAAGGGCATCGGCGATCATCGTCTTAAAGCCCTCGCGCTTTTTGGTGGTCGTTGCGGAGATTCCTTCGTCCGTGTATATGGCAACGAACTCCCAATCGTCCCGGCTCTTGATGTAGTTGGTGTAGTAATCGACCTGCGCCTCGTAGCTCGTGCTCTGGTCTTCGTGGTCGGTCGAAACGCGGGCATATCCGGCAACGCGGCGTTTCTTCGTGCTGTTGATCGGCGCGGATGTATATCGGCTGATGGTAGCCGGTATCGCCGTTACTTTTCTTTGCGCCATGCTTTCCCACGCTCCTTCCGTAATTGCTTCATGTGTTCGCTCATCTGCCGCCGCCTTTCAGGCGTATACGCTCCCTTGATGGATTCCTTGAATTTGGTTCTCTGCTCATCCGTCCACGGCCTGCCTACCCGTTTCGGCTGCACCCATGTGCGTCCGACCGTACCGCCGTCCTTGAAATGGAAAACCATCTCCGATGCGGAAAGCACATCGATATGGTCTATCCGCTTTTCAAACTCGGCATCGTCAAATTTGGGAATGCCGAGCGTCTCCGCTATAAAGGGCTTCAGCACATCCTCCCGCAAGCCGACCGTACCGCAGCCGTTCCGCTCCGCGCACCGCCAGTAGAACGCCTTACCGCTTTCCGAGGTGGCTGACGGCTGTGAAGCCCTGCGGAAATTGCATCCGCAGACGGCGCACTTGATTTTCCCCGTCATGACGGAAGAGCCTTTGCAGTTCGGTTTCTTCTTGCGTTTCTCGGAGGTTTTCGCTCTGTACTCAGCCGTCCAGCAATCCTGGTGTCCCGTGTTCGGGCAGTCCTTCGTAACGACCGTGCCGTCCTTCAGATGGAACTCAAGCACATACCGCTCCGGCACGTTGATGAAGTCCACCTTGTCAAGAAATACATCATCATCGAATTCATCCAGTCCGAGAACCTCGGCACACGCCTTTTTCAGATTCTCGTGGTTGATGCTGCCGCCGACCGGACACCTGCCGCCTTTTTTCTTCCTCGAACCGCAAGCCCAATACTCCATGAACCCTCTGTCCGTCCGCTTGTTGTGCGCGTAGCTTATACCGCAATGCGGACACTTCAGCATTCCCGAAAAGCAGGTGAGGTTCAGGCTCTTGTTCGCCCTCGGCCCCAGTTCCTTGCGCCGCGCGATTTCTTCCTGTACATAGTCGAAGGTCGCTTTGTCGATGATCGCGGGATGCGTATCCTCCACATAATACTGCGGAAGCTGCCCCCTGTTCTTTTTCCGCTGTTTTGAAATGGGATCGGATATGAACTCCTTCTGCAGGAGAAGGTTGCCCGTGTAGGTCACGTTCGTGAGAACCACCTTGATGTTGGAATCCACCCAACGGCATCCGTCCCTCGTGGTGATGCCCTCGGCGGCGAACTCCCGCTCCGTTTCCAGTCTCGACTTGCCGTCCAGGAAGTTCTGGAAAATCCTTCTCACGACCGCCGCTTCCTCCGGCACGATAACCAGTTCATCGCCCTCCCAGCGGTAGCCGTACACCCGGAAGTGTCCGTTCGGTATTCCTTTCTCGAACCGCTTTCTGATACCCCATTTACAGTTCTCCGAAAGGCTGCGGCTTTCTTCCTGTGCGAAGGACGCGAGGATGGTCAGCATCAACTCGCCGTCACCGCTCATGGAATTGATGTGTTCCTTCTCGAACCGCACCTCCACGCCGATGTCTTTCAAGTGCCGCACCGTTTCCAGCAAGTCCACCGTGTTCCTTGCGAACCGTTGGATCGACTTTGTGAGGATGATATCGATCTCGCCGTTGTCGGCGGCTTCGATCATGCGCTTGAACTCATCACGCTTGGCTATCCCCGTACCGCTTATTCCATCGTCCGCGAACACGCCTGCGTACTGCCAGTCAGGATTCTTCTGTATCAGGGAACTGTAGTAGCTGATCTGTGCGGAGAGGGAATGGTTCATGCGTTCCGATTCCATTGAAATGCGGGCATAGGCAGCGACCTTCTTCTTTGTTTTTATGGTCGGCACTGTCTGATCGACCCTTGTAATTTTTGCCATGAAATCACTCCTTTCCGACACTATACATCACTCTTTACGCCTCAGAAGTCAACGATATATCAGAAAATAATGTGCCGAAAACAGGCTTGTATTTCTCAAGAAAGATTGTATCAATCTGACGATACTCTACCTCCGAAATAATACCCTCAATGAGCATCTTCCTGGCAAGGTGCATGGTGGTCTGATAGAGCTTTTCGTTTCTTAATTCCTCCTTACTCATTGCAGTCACCGCCCTTGAACCTGTCGGCAATGTAGCATTCATGACTGCAATACTTCCTGCGCTTATCGCCGTAGATATGGAATTCCTTACCGCAGTGCGGACATCTAAAATCATAGACCGCCTTACGCTTTACCTGGTCGAGATGGCTGTTCCACCACTCATTACGGCACTTGTCGCAGCAGAAGCGTTTTTTCTTCCGCTTGACAATCTGCTGAATCTCGCGTCCGCAGTTCTCGCAGGCGGTCGTTTCGCCCGTGAGCGTCACGGAAGTCTCCACAGCCGTATCCGCGTTTATTTCGTTCCTGCGGCAGAATGACTTCACCGTGTTCAGAGATATGCCAAGCGTCCGGGCAATGCTGCCGTAGCCGTTCCCGGCGGCGCGCAGGTTTATGATTTGTGCTTTCTGATTGTCGGTCATAATCCTTCGGCTCCTTCCGAGGGATAGGTCTTGTTGTATCTCCCTCACTCACTACCGAAAAATTCAACCCCCATCGTTTCGGCACAAAAAAAGCGGCCTGCAGGCTCTCCGAAGAGATACCCACAGGCCGTCCTGTCAAATCAAATCCCCACGCCATAAGGTTTTTGACACATCTGACACGAGAAATGCCATTACAACATAAATC